GTTCGCCGCCGATCTCGCCGAGTTCGACGCCGCCGGCCCGGAGCTCGACGCCATGCGTTCCGAGCTCGCCCAGCTCGAGGCGGTCGTGTCCGCCCCGGAGCAGGCCCGTGAGGTGGTGCAGTCCCCGACGATCATGGTGCGCAAGGCGAACCCGATCGCCGACGAGACCGTGCAGTACGGGCCGGTCGATCAGGTGCGTGGCGCTGCTCGCACCGCGATCGAGCATCTGCCGGTCACCGAGGATCACGTGCGGGCCCGCCTGTACGAGACCTTGGAGCGGGCTGATGATGCCGGCGGTCGTCTGGCCCGGCACATGATCGCTGCGAGCCGTCCGGCCTATCGCAGCGCTTTCGGAAAGCTGATCTCCGGTCAGAGCTTCGCGCTGACCCCCGAGGAGGCCCGGTCGGTGGAGCATGTGCGTGCCGCATCGCTGACCGACTCGGCCGGTGGGTACGCGGTGCCGACGGTGCTGGACAGCACCCTGCTGGTCACCGGGGCGCACGATGGTGTGCTCGGCAACCCGATCCGTCAGCTCGCGAACGTGGTGCAGACCACCAGCGACAACTACAACGTGAACTCGACGGCCGGGATCACCGCCGCCTGGGCGGCCGAAGCGGCCGAGTCGAGCGACAACGCCCCGACGATCGCGCAGACCACGATCACCCCGATCCGTGCGCAGGCGTTCGTGCCGTTCAGCATGGAGATCCAGCAGGACTGGGCCGGCATGGAAGCCGAGATGCGCCGGCTGTTCATGTTCGCCCGCGACGACCTCGAGCTGTCCGGGTTCACGACCGGCAACGGCAGCAACCAGCCGCTCGGTGTGGTGTACGACTTGTATACGAACTACAGCGGCCAGGTGGTTGCCAGCGCCACCACCGACACGTTCGCCAAGGCGGACCTCACGGCGCTGATCCAGAAGCCGGCCGCCCGCTACCGGGCGAACGGTGCGTTCGTGGCGAACGAGCTCACCTATGACGCTGTCCGGGCGTTCACGAACACCGGCGGCGCCACCATCTGGACCCAGCTCGATGCTGCCCGTCCGGCCACGATCTACGGCCGTCCGGCGTACTCCAACGCCGCTGTGGACGGTGTGGTCAACGCCACCGCCGACAACTACATCATGGTGTTCGGCGACTTCAACGCCGGTTACACGATCGTCGACCGGATCGGCATGACCGTCGAGCTGGTGCCGCACCTGTTCGGCAGCAACCGCCGGCCGACCGGCCAGCGTGGCCTGTACGCCATGTGGCGCACCGGCGGCCGTGTCGTCGACTCCGGTGCGTTGGCGCTGCTCAACGTCACCTGACAGATCCCCGACTCCTGGGCGGTGTCGGGTCGAGTTGGGCCAGGGGTGTGGCTGTTGCGCCCCTGGCCCGACGCAACAGGGAGGCATGGAACGTGGGGATGTGGGTCGCAGTCAAAGCAGTGGACACCCGGTATGGGACGGTGGCCGCCGGCCGGATCGTCGCCGACGGCGACCCGCTCCTCGATGGCGCACCCGACGGTGCGTTCGCACGTGTGCAGGATGACGATCAGCCGGTCGAGGAAGCGGTCGCCGACAAGCCTCGCCGGTCGATCAGGCGCAAGGCCTGACGGTGGGTTACGCCACCCTCGCCGAACTGCGGTCGCATCTCGCGATTGACGACACGGTCGACGACAGTTCTCTGTCGTTCGCCCTGTCGGTCGCACAGCAGAAGGTCAACGACCATTGCGGGCGCACCTTCGTGGCGGCAGCGGTGGCGACGGTGCGCACGTTGCGGGCCGGTGGCTGGCAGCGTCTGATCCTCGACCCCGGCTGGGACATCCAGTCGACGAGCGGGCTGGTCGTCAAGACCGACGACAACGACGACGGCACGTTCGAGACGACATGGACGATCGGCACCGACTTCGAGCTCGCCGGGTCGGGTGTGGGTTACAACGGTGCGACCGGCTGGCCGTCGACGGAGCTTGTCGCCGTCGGGGCGAAGATGTGGCCGGCCTACTGCGTGCGCAGGGCGGTGCAGATCACTGCGCTGTGGGGTTGGTCGGCGGTGCCGGACCCGGTGAAGCAGGCGACGCTGATCATCGCCAGTGAGCAATGGAAACTGAAAGACGCACCGTTCGGGGTTGCCGGGTTCGGCGAGTTCGGCCCGATCCGTGTGCGTGACAATCCGATGGCCGCATCGCTGCTGGCCCGCTACCGGCATCCGGTGACGTCGGCGGTGATCGCATGAGACTGGCCGACATTCGTGAGGCTGTCGCCGAACGTGTCGCCACCGTCCCCGGTGTGCGTGCCGTGGCGCACGCACCGGACCAGATCCCTGCGGGTGCTGCGTCGGTGGTGATCCTCACGCCAGGCACCCCGTACGTCGATTACCACGAGGCGTTCGCCGGCGGGTTGGCGGTCGTGAACCTGACCCTGTCGCCGTGGGTGCAGCTGACCGAACCCAGGGCTGCGATGGCACGGCTCGACGAGCTGCTGTCGTCCGGGGTCGGTGCGTCGTCGTCGCTGATCGACACGCTGATGGGATCAGACCGGACGCTCGGCGGGGTGTGCGCCGACCTGGTCGTCGATGACGCATCCAACGTGCGAGGCGAACAGTCCGTGGACGGTGCCCGCTATTTGAGCTGCGACCTGAGCCTGCGGGTTCTGGTCAGGAGGACCTGACATGGCACATTTCGCGCTGGTCGACGTCGACCTGTACGCCGGCACCTCGAGCACTGCGCTCGATCTGGCGTGCTTCGCGAACAGCATCAGCGTCACCACCGACGTGTCGATGGTGATGTCGACCACGTTCTGTTCGGGTGGTTGGGAGGAGCAGATCGCCGGCCTGCGGTCGACGTCGTGGACGGCGTCCGGCCCGACCGACATGGCGACCGCCACAGCGTCGCAAACGTCTGCGGTCGACGAGGTGCTCGCTGTCGGGCTGGGCGGCGACTATGTGCTGGCCGCGGTGCCGATGGGTGGCACGGTCGGCAACGTCGCCTACGTCACCCGCGGCACGCTGAGCAGCCGCACCGTGTTGGATGGTGCGGTCGGTGACCTGGCGACGCACAGCGTCACGTTCGCCGGCAACCAGCCGATGATCCGTGGCGTGCTGGACACGGTGTCGACGATCACCAGCTCGGGCAACAGCACCGGCACGCTGCTTGGTGCGGTGTCCGCCAGCCAGCGGGTGTGGGCTGCGTGTCATTTCCTGACGGCCGGCGGCACCAGCCCGTCGATCACCGTGAAGATCCAGTCGGACGACAACAGCGGGTTCACGTCGCCGACGGACCGGATCACGTTCAGCGCCCAAACCACGAAGGGTGCGCAGTTCAGCTCGGCGACGGGTGCGATCACCGACACCTACTGGCGTGCACTGTGGACGGTGTCCGGCACGTCACCCTCGTTCCAAACCCGTGTAGTAATCGGCGTTCAATAGGAGTTCAAATGGCTGTATTCGCGATGACCGATTGCTACATCGGTTTCGGCACGTCGACCGCGACGGACCGTTCGACGCTGGTCAAGTCCGTGACGTTGACGGTTGACGCAGCGACGCTCGACACCACCGATTTCGGTGACTCCGGGTGGACCACGAACATTTCCGGCATGAAGTCCGGCAGCCTGGCCATGACCTTCAACCAGGACATGGCAGCCAGCGCGATCGACTCGATCATGTGGCCGCTGCTCGGCACCGTCTGCGTGTTCGAGGTTCGGGCCACGAACAGTGCCGTCGGTGCCAGCAACCCGAAGTACACCGGGTCGTTCGTGGTCAACGGGTGGACCCCGCTCGACGGGTCGGTCGGCGACCTGGCCGCCGTGTCGGTCACCTTCCCGCTCACGGGCGCTGTCACTCGCGCCACCAGCTGAGCGACGGCCAATGGCCGCAGCGGGCAAAAAGTTCATCAAGATCGAGGGGGCAAAGGAGCTGCGCAAAGCCCTCAAGCAACTCGAAGACAAGACTGCCCGGAACCAACTCGGCCAAGAGTTCAAAGCAGAGTTTGCTCAAGCGGTGGCCGGCGTTGTGTCGGATGCCAAGTCTGGCGCCCCTCATCGCACCGGCGCGTTGAGCAATTCGATCCGTGGGCAAGGCTCGTTGAAGGGTGGCAAGGTCACGGTGGGCGGCACAAAGAAGGTGCCGTACGCCGCGCCGATCCACTGGGGATGGCCGACTCGGCCAAACAAAGCGAGAGGCTGGCGCGGCGGTCCGATCGCACCTAACCCGTTCTTGGTCCGTGCGCTGGATAAGAACCGGGCAGAGATCGTGCAATTGATGGAGCGTGGCGTCAAGCGACTGCTGGACGAAGTGCACAAGGTGGCTGCCGGTGGCTAAGAGTTCAGTTAGCGTCGAGTTCACCGGCGACGCTGCACCGCTAAGCCGAGCAGCGAAGGACGCCGAGAAAGCAATCGGGAAACTCGACGACGCGGTCGGCAAGGTCGACGGCAAGGGCATCAGCAAGCTCGACGGGGCGATCGGTGACCTGGCCCGCGACCGGCTCGGCCCGCTCGGCGGTCTGGCCGAGTCGGTCGGCATGGACCTTGGCAGCATGTCGGCGTCGACGCTCGCAGCCGGCGCTGCGGTCGCCGGGCTGGGTGCATTCGTGGCGTCCGGGGTGAGGTCGCTCGGCACGATGACCGACGAGGTCCGCAAGTTCCGCGACTCGTCCGGGTTGTCGTGGGAGACGTCGAGCCGGCTGGTCGCCACGATGGATGACCTGGGCGTGTCGGCTGATACCGGCGCTGCGGCGATGGGCCGCCTGGCGAAGAACATCGACGCCGGCAAGCTGCAAGAGTTCGGCATCCAGGCGGTGTACGCCAAGGACGGCACGGTCGACATGGCGGCGACGCTCGGCAATGTCGCCGACGCCATGAACGCCACGACCGACCCGACGAAACGTGCGGCGATGGGCACCGCCTTGTTCGGCAAGTCGTGGGCCGATCTGGTGCCGTACCTCGAGCTCGGCGGCAAGGGCATCCGTGACGCCATGGCCGACGTGAAGGATTACCAGATCGTCAACGCTGAAACGGCGCAGCAGCAACGCGATCTGAGCATGGCTGTCGATGACCTGCAAGACGCCATGGGCGGGCTGTCGATGACGATGGCGCAGGATCTAGTCCCGACGCTAACGACATTTGCGAAGGTCGGCGCGGGAGCGATCGACGCCATAACCGACGTGCGCAAGTGGGACCCCATCAACTACACCATGAAAGAGCTATTCGGCTCTGGCGGTCGGCTTGCGAAGTCGTGGGCGTTCATCACCGGCGCGTCGCAGGAAACCATCGACGCGATGGGCAAATCGTCGGATGCGACCGGCGAGCTAACCGAGACAGCGGAAGATGCCGCCAAAAAGGTCAAAGAGCTCGCCGACCGGGAACGCGATGCAGCCAAGGAAGCGCAAGCAGCAGCAAAAGCGGCAGACGCATACCGCAAAGCCGTCGACGAAATGGCGCAAGCTGCACAAGGATCGATTAGCAATCAGATCAGCTACGCCCGTGCCCAGATCGCGGTCCGCGACGGTCTCGAGAAGGTTACCGAAGCGCAGAAAGATGCAGAGAAGGCGGCCAACGAATACGGCAGGAAATCGCCCGAGTTTGTCGCCGCACAGAAGGACTACGAGTCGGCGATCCTCGACTCGATCGGGACGATGGATGCGCTAGCAAAGGCCGAAGTCGAGAAGCGCGTACAGGTGGCGCTCGGCAACAAGGACACGTTGAGCGCTGCCGAGAAGGCACAGATATACGCAGACAAGATCCACGAACTTGGCGGGGCGATATCCGACCCGGCGATGCGTGCGATGTACGACGAGTTCATCGCCAAGGCCGACGAAGCCGGCCAGAAGACGCAAATCGCTGCTAAAGGTCAGGAAGATTACAACAAGCAGCTGGCGTTGGTCGGGCCGACGTTGGCGACGGTCGGGACGTTTACCGACGGGCTGCCGACCGACGCTCAGGCGTCTGCGTTCGAGCGGATCGCTGCTGCTGCACGGGAGACTGCCAGCGCGCTGGCCGAGCTCGGCATCGACAACACTCCGAGCTATCTGGCGCCTG